GCTCCACTGGTCGGTCCAGCACTAGGGAGACCTGCAGGGCCGTAGACAGAAGTGTCGCCAGGATTATAAGAACCACGTCCTCCGGCTGTAGCAGCGTTGCACGTAATTCCTCCGTATTTGCCAACGCCACCTGCTCCTCCACCTCCACCTTTGCCAATATCAGAGAATAGGGTTCCATCAGAGCCTGGAGTACCAGGAGTACCGGGACCGGTTGCGGTAGGAATTCCCGCTAGTCCACCAGCACCTCCACCACCGGCGATAGTACGATTTCCAATACCTCCATCACCACCATCAGCTAGAGTAGCGACAGTGAGTGAATTCGACGAAGCACGTCTACCACCCTTACCTCCGGATGCTCGACATGTAGTGCCGTTGAATGTAGAAGCACCACCATCTCCACCATCCGTAGTCAGTGCAGGATTACTGGCATGTTCAGTACCAAGCGCGCCACCGCCACCAACAACAACAGGACAAGAAGCGGGCAAAGCAGACAGAAGACCACGAACTCTATGATATCCCCCACCGCCACCAGCTCCTCCATAGTTACGGACAAGTGTGCCTGTATTTGCAGTATCGATGCCTCCACCCATTCCTCCGCCACCACCGATGCAAATAACATCGAAATGAGTGTAACCCATGTCAATATAGTCCGAGGTATCGAAAGCTTGACTTGAATCGAACCTTACGACCAGCGGATCAGGGTGAACAAGGCTTCCTGCAAGCTCGAATCTCATGACTAACCGTCCAAACGGACGATGTACGGCACGAAGACCGTCGGCTGAACATTCTCATGAGCTCCGCCACCACCGTTATTGTTGATCGTGATACCCGTCGTTGCTGTGAACTCTACATCCATCTGATCCCCGGCATTATAGTTCAACCCAGCAACTGCTCCTTGATACGCTCCAGAACCACGATCGTATCTGATGGGATGCTTATGCCCAGGATCATTGAGCGTATGACCATGTGCAGGCATCTCAGCGACAGTGACAATATGCGTCTCTTCACCAGTCTTACCGGCTAGAGTAATTGCCACAGCTCTTGTCATTCGGTTAGCTCGAGCTCCGCCCGGCATCTGATCAAGACCCGCAGGGACCAAGCCTCGGAGGTCTGGCTTACGGAAGTTACCAGCACCAGGATCTGATGCTCCACCAAATGTCTTCCAAGCAGGATCGATATGACCGGCTGCGATAGGATATGTCGCTGCGGCTAGAACACCACCATCGCACCAATCCCATTTGCCATAGGTGGCTTGAACGGGAAGGACTCCGCCAGGCCAAAGCTTAATTTCTCCGGGAATAGAACTAACTCCGGACGGTCCAGCAGGACCAGCAGGACCCGAAGGACCTAGAACAGGACCAGCGTTGATCGTTGTTCCATCGTGCTTGGTGAGAATAAGATTACCGCCGACAACTTCTCCATCGACGACTGATGCATCCTCGATCTCAGCCATTCTTGCCGCTGTCAAACCTGTAATAGTAGCCATTTCACCTCCTTAGCCGACGTTGGTGGACGAAATTGTGTATGTTTCTGGATCCAAATATGTAGCATCTGCTCCATCGATTTGGAATGTGGTATCGTCGAGCATAGTGATGTACGTATCAGAATCGTCGATAGCCGTCCAAGTACCGTCGCCATGATCGATGATGAGAAGCCCACCTCGATAACCGAATATCTCTCCGATTTCCGTGATAGGAGGAAGACTGGGATTTGTGGTAGCCGTCCCGTAGAGAGTGTCTTCTATCAGCTTCAACACGTCGGGAGAAGCTGTTCTCGAGTCGATCGACAGATGAACCGTTGGTCTGGTTCCGGTAATCTTAGGTGGCGTCCCCGTCAGATTCCAAGAGAACTCAATCGGTTCAACCGATCCTCCGAGAGACCCAAATGAATGAGATTCAGGATTAGCAAGAAGGTTGTACAGAACATGGATCTTGTATCCGTGATCAGTACCATCAAGATCGTTCCCTACTCGAGTCCTGTAGGACAGATTGAAGCTTTTGGGTGGTTGCTCGTAATAGGACAAGCCAGGAGCGACGGAAGCAATACCGTTCACTGAATCAAACTCTTCAGGATAAGTGAATGCCTTTAGTTTTCCTATGAAATCCCCCGGAGACAAATTCTCCAAGTACTTCACGCCGTCGAGATAGAAGGATTTCAATTCCGAATTCGATCCCTCTTCGATGCCGGTAAGTCCATTCCAGGGTACTACTGTTCCATCATGGAGATAGAGAACTCCGCGATCGACACCAGTCTGATACCCTCTTTCACCAACCTCGTCCCAAGTGAGAGTTGCCATGTCACCCCCTTTCTAGCCCTTAGTTCCCAGCTGAGCTCTCCGCTGAGCATTGAGTTCTCGGTTTCGACGACCAATTTCAGCCCTACTCATCTTCTTTGGTTTGGCCTGCTTGACATTACAGACACGAATCAATGTAAATAATCGATTGAGATGCCAGGTCTCACACTCAAATGGGATCTGAAACGTTATCATCCAATAGTAAATAAGTTCGGACGTAATAACATCTCGAGTTTGAGGAGCCCCAGGTGCATCATTGAACCAAGTAGCTGTCATCTTGGCATCGATGTAGTCGTTGATTGCATTGATGTTGTCTTCAGAGAGTTTCTGGAAAACCTCTTCCGGAATATTCGGAGTCAACGTCATCGCCTTTATGTAACCTTGGACTTCTTCTGGCGTCTTCTCGTCCTTACCTAGGAAGGGCTTCTCATAGATTTGCTCCCATTTTGACAGTGAGACCAGAGAATGCTCTAGCTCTAAAGTTACGTCACCTTGAGTCATGAATTCTTGCGATCTTTCGTCAAACATCTCGACGCCTAACACGACAATCGTGAGCATTCTCCAGTCTCCTGTCTCAGAATTACGGCGTGAAGAGAGCGATGACAGCGTCCGGCGTCGGAAGAGCTGCCGGAGTTGCCGCCGCACCGTACAGAAGAGCCTCGAGAGAGGCCAGATCTGTCGGATCCACGATCGTAGAATCGACCACGATGAGCGAGGTCGGCTTGCGACCCGTAACGGGGACCGGAGTGGTCGTGACATCCCAACTAAATGAGATAGCCTCCGGCGAGTCGTTGATCGTGGCATAGGCCTTCTCGGACGGAGCCGCGAGGCAGCCGTAGACGAGATGCAGCTTATACCCGTGGTCCGTTCCGTCGACATCATTGCCGACCCGAGTCCGGAAACTCAGACCGAACTGCTTCCTGCCCTGCTGACCGACTGCAACACCGGGCGCCGGAAGGTCTGTGCCGTCGCACTGGCCAAACTCCTCCGGATACGTGAACGCCTCGATGGTTGCCCCGAACTCTTCAGCAGAGACCAGGTTCAGGTACTTGATGTTGTCGGCATACTGCGCGCTGGGTTCAGCACCGGACGGCGACTCGGTAACGGTCGTCAGACCATTCCAAGCGAAACCTGCACTGTAGACTCCCGAGACGTCTGGAATGTACAGAACGCCACGATCTACACCGGTCTCATAGAGTTTCTCGCCGACCTGGTCCCAAGTCAAAGGGGCCATCGTTTTCCTTTCCTTAGAAGTACACGTTGAAAACGTCGTGGTTTAGATTATCGGCGGTGTAAAATCTATTGAAGAGACTCATAGGCATTGCCGCCACTTTACTTGGAATTTCACTATCGGGATCTCGATCAATTACCGTGATCATGTATCTTTTCTTGTGAGCGTAAGGCTGATCATCTGCGAATTTCGTATCAGCAAAGTCTCGATGATAGACAATACATGGATATTCCAGCTTTACGTTTTCAGGAGGCTGAAAGTATACGTTATCCGTAAATGTCTTAAGGAGTTGGTGTAGCTCCTGGCGTTGGCCCATTATACACCTCCCCCACTCTAAGAATGAGGCGAGGGCTTTGCACTTCAACGGCTGAAACCGTCCACAAAACCCCCGCCCATTCCACATAGCGAATGGCAAAGAAGTGATCGTTGGCGTACGCGTCAGCTACAATGCTGATCGAATTTTGGATGTTGAGATCGAAATTTAGGTTTTCGCCTTCACGAAGATTTCTTGCATTTCTTACGACATCTCCGTAATAGGAATGCTCGATGATCTCATCCACCCACACGCCTGGTGTTTCTTCTACGGTATACCCGTAACCTACACGACCAAAGAACCTTGCCATGAGAGACCTACCTTAGCTCTGGTTCTCGAACGTCCACTGGTCGTGCTGGTTGTCGTGGAAGTAGTAGCCCGAGGTCGGAGTTGCCTCGACCGTGAGCGACTCACCCGCCGGAACAGCAACCGGAGAAGCCGTCGTCAGCGTTGCACCGGTGTTCTTGTTCTTGTAGACAACACCCGTGGTGGTCGGAACCGTCACCGTCGTACCATCGAAGGCGGGCTCGACCGGAGTCGCCAGCGTACCACCAGCAGCTGCGCGGCGGACAACCACTGCCGAGCGGATCCTCGTCAGCGCGCCCGAGACACGAGTCTCCAGGAGGTACTTGTACTGGTTGTAGTCGATGTCGAAGTCATCGAAGAAGTTGACCTCTCCACCCTTGTCTGCGCCGACCGTGTAGTCCCGCAGGTTGACGATGATGCCGATCAGGTCGTCCTCGCCCTCCATGACCTCGACCGTGACGATCTTGTCGACGCCCATCTCCGAAGCGAGCTCGGAAGCGGTCCGCCAGTAACGATTGCCAGTCTGCGGGTTGCGGGAAAGCAGAAGAGACGTGAGCGTTCCGAGCGTCGTGAAGAACGTCGGAGAACCCGATCCCTTGTAGAGACCCATCGAGCCGATGATCTGATCGACAACGTCGACCGGAAGGGCCGAGTCATCGACAGTCACGGTTGCTGCATACAGGTCATGTTCGTTCGCGATGGAACGAATGCCTGCACCCTCTGCGGCACCCATCGGGTCCCGGATCTTGTCCTCGTCGTCGACAGCACGGCCGTCACCGATGAGAATCGCGCGCGCGAGCTCTTCGTCGAGCATGAGACGCATCTCGGCCTTGAGCCATGCGACCACGTCGAAGTCGGTGATGTCGATGATGTCGTCCCGATCCAGCTTCTGCTTCTTGTAGATCGTGCTGGGCGTCGTGACGCGCTTCGAAACACCGAAGAACTCTTCCTTCTTCAGGTTACCCTTGATGTAACCCTTGGCACGTGCCTCGTCGAAGGTCAGATCTGCAACCATCGACTTGATGCGGGAGAACGGCGAGTGCTTGGTGCCGTTGATGACTCCACTTACCCACTCGACACGACGTGCGTCGAACTCCGGCGTGTCCGTGACATTGCGAGCGTCGGGGAAGAGGATATCGATGTTGTCGATACCGTGCTTAAGTGCGTATGCCTCGACGGCCTCTTTCAGCGATCCCATCTTGTGGGCATCTTCGACAATACCCTTGATCGCGTCGTGGGTGAGGACATGCTTCTCTTCCGCTTTGCCTCCGTTCTGCTGCTCGAAGACGTTACGAGTCATGCGCCTTCCTTCCTCGTCATCATTGTCATCAGTATGAGCTAGGTCCTTCTTGTCCTCATCCTTCTTGTCGTCGGTCTTCGTCGTGCCAGACTGTGCCAGAGTCTTTTCCGCAAGAGCGGCCCCGACCATATAGGTGACAACCTGCTGCTGCTCAGGAGTCATTGAATCATAGACCTCCTGAACCGTCGGACCATCATCGGCCGAATCAGTCGACGAACCACCGTCGGCATGAGTGAGTTCGAGACCGGTGTAGATGACCGCTTCGTCATCGAGCGTGACCATGTCACCATCGCTGTGAGCGAGAGTGATGTTGTCGATGAGCGCGCCGGGATTGGCTCCCGACAGTACGAGACTCAGCTCACGAATCATCCCGTGAAGAACCTGCTTGGACTTTTCGACAAGCTCGTTCGCATAGATCGAAAGCGACTTGATGTCGCCGTGTTCTACGAGAGTCTTGGCGTTGACTGCCGCAGGGGTCTCGTTGAAGAACCCATAGCAGTAAACCCCGTCTTCACGATTCTCGAGAACAGCATGTCCGAGTACGTTGCCAGGCTCATCGTGCGAGTGCTGCCAAACCAACGGAACAGTTTCCTTATCCTGATGCTTGAAGGCATCTGGCATGATCGTCCGTCCGTCGGAGCATTTGAGTCCGGCTTTGGTGGCGTAGCCACTAAAATCTGGCTTCCGCTCTGCTCCCATTTTGAACGTCCTTCCTTAACTTTGATTCTTGAAAGATGCTAGATCAAGCACCGGGGTATGGCCATTACCGCCACTCCCGTTAGATTGAGTTCCATCCGCTGCTGTTCTATCAGGATTAGCAGCAGGCATGTTACTGTTAACCAGCTTGTCAGCCTTAGGATCAACATGCGGCTTCAACCCAACAACTTGCCGCATCTCATTCGATGTCATGATCTCGTTACGAGTGAATTTGTCAGCAATCTCAGCGATGTTCTCAATCGGAACCAAGCGAAATGGATCTCTGAAGAACTTAACGTCTTGCTTCTGAGTGCGAGCAGTTTTAGTCAAGAACGAGCGTCTCATAGCTTCTACCATAGCCGAAAGAATTGGCTCAATAGTACGGTTCCAATAATTCAACATCGCTTTTTCGTCTGCTGTTCCATTCATGACCTCTTCGGTCAAGCCGAGTTGACCATAAAGCATCTCCGTCAGGTATTCGATCTGGGTCATTAGGTTGTTCTCGGCTGGACGATTCAGCTGAGTGACCTTTTCTGTCCCATCCGTATAAGCAATACCGTACTGACTTCCCTTAAGCTGGAACTCGATATCGGCACGACGCTGTTCTGCCTGCTGCCTACGAGCTTCAGACTTGATGACGTACGGTAGCTGAATGATAAGATCGAGTTTTCCTGATGCCGACTGTTGATCGATGACATCTAGCAGATTGAGTTTATTAAGAAGGCGTTGCAGAGTGGAGTTCGGCTCATTCATTACTGAGTACAGGGGGTTCTCAACGATAGCCACAGAAGATTTATGAAGAGTGAGCTCTTCGCGATTAGCTGTTTTCTCGTTGTATACGCTGACTCGTACATGTTGGGGATACCACTGAACGACCTCACCAACGCGGAGGGTTAGGATGTCGTATCCGCCACTAGTCTCTGGATTTATCGAGGTATCGACGGGAACAAGAACTGCTGCTCCGCGATCAAAGAGTGTCATGGCAATATCTTGTCGGAAAGCCCGAGCTGCTTGATCAATATTGGCTTCAACTGTCAAACAGTTATTAAGACCGCTATCGACATCTTCCTTGTATCTATCCTCGTCATCCAAACGCACGTGACGCATATCAACGGATGCAACATCGATACTCAGGCGCGTATAAATAGAGGAGATAATTGAGCGCTCGTTGGGAATCCGCAATCTTAGTTTGTCAGGCCTCGTTCCAGAGCTTGCTCCGTAATACGATGTATACGGACGAGTCTTGTCGTTGACACCTTGATTAGTAAATGCATTCCAGGCGTGTTTCAACGCCGTGCCAAGTCGCGTCATATCTCACCTCCCTTCCATCTATCATTCGAACGCCTCCTTATTAGCTTTGTACGCGATCCAGGCGTCCATTAGAGCTGCAACATTGTCGATCTTCTCATCTTGGCGCTTCTTCAAAAGTTTACGGTTGCCGTTGGTATCTTCCAGAGTAATCGCATTACCCATGGCAAACGACATGAGAGACTGATCGAAAATTAGAAGCCGCTCTTCACTCATGATCTTGATCTCACCCAAAGGAACTGATTCGGTCTTGGCTCCTTGAATGATCTTCGTGATACCGAAGGGACCATTCTCTGCTTCCCAACGTGCCACGAATTCCTTGGCGTTGTACGGATCGTAACCAAGAGTACGAATGTCATACTCAGAGGTTATGATGAAATTGTCCAAGTCATCGTAGACTTCCATCATGTCCAGAATGTTTCCAGGCATGACGTGAAGACTTCCTTCATTGATGAACTCTTCGTATTTCTGCCGCATAGCAGCAGGAAGTTTCATCAATGTAAGCTCAGTGATGTAGCTCCTTGTCTTGACTCCAAATTTCTCATACCCCAACGGGAACAAGAAAGTGAACGCACAGAAGTCGTCCCCTTGTGATAGATCTGCCCCGAGAGAGGCGGGCATTTGCCAGAACTCTCTACGTCTATGTGGAAGTGTCTCTTCGTACGTAAAGAAGTAGGTGTAGCCCTCCATTGGAATCCCAAAGCGCTTCGCGAGAATGTCATTTCGACTCGCTGGCGCTTTCTCCGCCCGTTCCACGTCAAGTTGATACGTCTCATAGGAAACCGTCATCCCCAGGTTTGGATTCGCTTTGATCCACATGGCAGGATCGGCAACTTCCTCGAGTTCATCGAGTTTGTAATGCCAGATCGAAACATGCGGTGCGTAGTACTCCCCTTTAAGAATGTCAGCAAGCTCCATTTTGATGGTATCACCCGAACCGGCCCGAACCGTTCCTTCTGAGCTAATAGCCACGATCAAATAGTCTTCGAGTTTCGATGCCCCCTGTTCAACAGCACCAACAACGTCTTCTCTCAGATCTCCCGACAACCATTCATCGATTGTAGAGATCTTTGGTCGTAGACCTTGAAGCTTGTTGATGGCCATTGGACGAACTTCAAGCAGGGAGCCAGTCAGAAAGTTTTCGATACCTTTCTTCGTTGCGGCGAGCTTCACTCGATTGGCTCTGGAGCCCGTTGTGTTCTGAAGCGATCCCTCTGTAAGGAATCTGAACAAAGGTCCTCGGGCGCGCGTGATAGCTGTACGAGCTGGCGACATGACTTCATCTGCTTGTTTCATCGTAGGCGCAGTTGTGATCTGATGTGTCGTCGATGTATCGACGTTTAGAAAGTAATTCTGGATGAGCGATGCGTACATTGATTTGGCTGCGCCACGAGCGACGATCAGATATTGCTTGAGAGTCAGCCGTTTCTTGATCAACCTCTTCTCGTAGTGACCGCCGTGATTCTCCTTCGTGGGTACGTAGACACTTCTTTCCACGAAGTAGTACCAACCGAATATCTGTTCTGCCCAAAGCTTGAACGACTCGAGAAGATAGAGATCTGATCCATCCGTAAGAGTTAACTCACCTTCGCAGTAACGAATGAATCCCTCAACCGCTTGGTCGTCGTAGTAAATGTTGGGGTTAGCGATGAGCGAATCAATTCGATTCATCTCCTGAGAGATCTCACGATTTACTGGGATCTCACCCCGGAGAACTGCCTCACGAAACCGACCATAATAAATCGGAGTCGCAGTACTAGACAGGCCCACGCTAACCCCCTTTCTTAAGCAGCTTTGTTGAGAAGTTTCTTAACCTGAGCCGAAGCAACAGTGTTTGCAGCTTCACTTGCTTGCTGCTTTCCGGTCTGACCCAGAAGTGTAAGTACGAACTTCTTAGGAGGACTCTTATCGTTGTAAGACAGACGCTTTGCCTGTTGCTCAAGATTCAGACGCTGATTGTACGCCTGTAGTTCCTCGTTCGAAAGAGCTTTGAGTCCGCTCTTCTTACCTACCTGCCCGAGCGTACGTACGCGCACGGCATCGGGATGTGCGGGATGTCCTTTACCGCCAGATGTCTTGAGTCGCTTTCCTTTATCTCTAACGACAACTGCTCGTGTATCTTTAGCTTTTTTCGGAGTACTTTTAGCGGCGCTTCTTTCAGCACTTCTTTGACGATTACCTGTCGTTGAAATGCCAAGACCTCTAGAAACAACAATATCTCCGACTCGATTAGCTTTTCGAACTCCCCAACGCATACCTTTGACGCCGTGATGTTCTAGAATATCTGCTACGACATCCGAGGCATCCATTGCTGTGCCTAGTTCGACTCGGTCTGGGACTGCTCGCCCTGCTGATCACCCTGCGGCTCGGGCGGAGGAGACTGATCGTTCTGAGGCTCACCCTGAGACTGCTCCTCTGTCTGAGGCTCCTGCGGCTGGGTCGCGCTCGGATCAGCCTCTGCAGGAGAACTCTCCGTACGAACCTCTTCCGTGCGAACCTCTTCACGACGGATGTCATGGCCCAGACGCTCTGCGCGCTCGGTGCGCTCGGCATCCAGCTCAGCGTTCTGACGGTCCTTGATCTCCTGATCAGTTTCTCTTTCCATGTTATCCTTTCTTTAGGCCATTCTTCGAGCTTGAAGTAGAGTGATATACATAGAAAACGTAGTTGACAAAGGATTTTTCCCTGAGCAACGAACTCTGATGGTTTTCACACCAGATACGGGAACATCTACACCATCGAACTCGAGCCACGCACCTGCTTTGTTTGCAGGATTGTATGTATCGAATGATCCTACATCTACACCGTCAATCGAAACGGTGAGAATGCACGAATCCATCCACGCAGCGCCGTGCCAGTCGAAAGACCAGGTACCAGCAGAAAGAAATCGCTTCCATTCGATATAATCGCCTACAGCAGGCGATCCATCCCAGTTCGAGATATAGCCTCCGCCAACATACTCGTTGGAGCCGGATTTATTTACTACATTAAGATTTGGCGATCGATCCTGGGAAGGTAGGAGAGCCCAGAGTACATGATTCCATGCCTCTCCAGCTCCTTCAGGACCTTGTTCACCAGGCGCGCCATCGTCGCCAGGAATTCCTTGTATGCCTTGAGGACCTTGCGGACCCATTGGCCCAATTTCTCCATCTGCACCCGCTGGGCCCTGAGGACCTGCTGGACCTGCTGGTCCAACTCCACCACTGCCACCTCCAGGAAGTTGATCTTCGGGAAGAAAATAACTCAACAACGACCATTTGTGAGCAGCATCTCCTAGCTTGAAACGGCCAGTATCTTTTTCTACCCCGATCTCACCTTCTTCGAGAATGGGGTCTTCTACTAACCATCTCTCTGCTGTATCTCTACGAAGTTTAATGACTGTCATTAGACTTCCTCATAGACAGAATCACCACCATCGATGACGCCAGGAATTACCGCACCATCGACCCAATCCTTTCCTTCGCGGTACACATTCAACCGCCATTCAAGCTCCTGAATCTGCCGCTCAGTGGCGGAGATTAGATATGATGTTTGAGGCGGATCGAACAGCGCGCGTACGCGAAGAAACACGTAAGACTTTACTGCGTTGTACTGAAGATCTTCTTCGATGAAATCGGTCCAAACTTCGGTCGCATCATTAATCATGAAACCTGTAGCAGGCCCGACTCCCAGTTGGGTGAGAGTAGAGAATGCTGTATTGATATGAGTAATAATATCAAGATCAAACACAGTGTAATCTTCAGCAATTCCCAAAATTTTCTTAGTGCTAGTAAGAATACTCTGTTCCATCTACTCTCACCCGCTTCTTTCGTGTTTAATTAGTGAATATAATTAGTGCGCGCGCTCGTCGTTCTGATCGAAGTCGGGATCGACCTCGTCAGTGCCCACGGACGGAATCTCGCCGCCGTCGTACGGAGCACCACCCTCGCCACCCTCGCCCTGAAGCTGATCATCATCGCGGCGCTCTTCGCGCTGCTCGTCATCCTCGAGAGGAAGGACCGTACCCGGAGCGGGCTCGGCAGGTGAAACAGGCTCTGCCGGATGATGCGGCTCCTGCGGGGTCTGAGGATCTACTGGCTGGTCCATGTTTTCCTTTCGTAGAAGTTACTTCGTCGACACGTACTTTTGATCATCCCACCAACGATCGGGGATGGTCTGAGGAACTGGAGGACGAGGACCTACCTTTCCTCCAAGAACCCAGTCAATCCACTTGCGCTCGTCGGGCGCCATACCCGCACGATAGGTGATCTTCTGGATTTCGTCGTTCGCATCCCATGCCCACTGAGGAATATTTTCAGGCGCAGCAGAAGGGCGCGTCTTCGGGTCACGATCTGTCGTCAAATACCAGTTACTCCAATCCCAATACCAGTCGGGATATCCCAAGTCGTCGTCCTCCCCTCCACCACCCTTAGCCAATTGCAGAACATGATCCATCGGGAAGCCATTACCACAATCGTGGTGACCTCCACCCCACACACCTAGATCTCGATGCTGACAAACTCCTCTACCTGAGGTTTGCGCTTGCGTTGGAGTAAGCTTGACGATAGGAATGCCATACGTGGCACTTTCTTCGGCAATCCACATAGCGCAGTTTTCCAGCAAGTTCGGCTTTGCCATCCACTGTTCTCTTGTCCAGTTGGCAAAAGCACACATCTCAATTGAGAGAGAGACGGGATTAGCGGCGCCTACTGTCCAGGCCGAATAACCGCCTTTGACAAACTCGCCGATGGTCTGTTTCTTGTTATCGGCTCCTACATGGGACGAAACCTTGCTTGAACGATGGGAAAAGAACTCTCCCAGTGCCTCGATGGTCTGAGCTCCTTCTGCGGTGTGAAGAACCAGCATTCTAGGCTTAGCTCCATATCGAGGCGAATAATTCGGTGAAGGATTCGGCTTCCTAAGGAGTTTGGTGGTCATTATTTCCTCTGATCGTCACTACCAGCCACGTGATTGCCGCTGGAACAAACGAAAGAGCTAGAGAAATATAGAGAATTGTATCGGTGTCCTCTACACCAAGCAACTTTGCAAACAAAGCCGCAATAACCGTTGCGATAGGCATTGCCGTTTCTGCTGGCCGATTCTTTACCAGTTCAACCGGTCCAGGCATTAAATACCCCCTTTTTAAGGCTTGGTTTGCTTATCACAAGCCGCTTTTAGCTTATTGATAGTCGTATTGAACTTCTCGAGATTATCAATCTGTTGCTTGTTCGTAGGATGCTGCGGAAAGAACGGTTTGAATACTTCTCGGATTCCCTCATATGTTTTCTGACATGATTCAACTCGACTTTGCTGAACATCATGAATACGATTACTGTTTTCCGCAACAAGAGTATTAATACGACCTGAATTCTGCTGTACATCATGAACGACCCATGCAAAGCCTACTAGAACAGCAAAGAAAACGATTGTTAGAATAATGAATGCTATTCTGATGGGTCTCAAACGCCAAGCGTCTTCTCTACGACGTTTCGGAGTTTCATCCATTAGCGTCCCTTTACAAATGGAATTCCAAAGATTTCCAGAAGTAGTACCAAGGTCACAACGATCGCCGTGTAAATGGGAAGCCAAGCTATTACCCGAATCGTAGTTTGTATGAAAATCTCTAGATTAGACGCTGGCGGACCTTGTTTTGGCAACCAATTGTGTAGGCGGCTCATGACTCTTGCGCCTCTCCATTGTTTGCTTGTGCCGCATTGTGAACGGTTTTGTAAAGGATCATCCCACCTGCAGCCACAAACCCTGGGGCAGCTTGGACTGCGAAACCTGCTAGACTGAATCCAATAAGTACTAACGTAGTAAGAAGTCCAGCGTAGCGCACGAGGGTGGGAAATGCATGATCCATTTTACCCACGTCAAACTCCACTGGTTTAACCTCCATCCATGAATTACCAGAGTGACGTATCCCCAAATTTTCTTATAATTGGACCCCTAGGCAACAAGCTCTCATCACCATAATGAATTGCATTATGAGTTTGAAGTGATGTTGTTATAAGAAAGTTTGGATCTATAATCCACTCTTCACCGTGTTTGATATCATCTAACGATATAGGATTCATATGATGAACTAGCAAGCCTGAATGAATCTCGTAACCAAGTATACCAAGATCACAACCATGATCGCGAACTATGACCTGATCCCTGATTGATTTCCATTCATGGGACTTGTAGAATCGTTGATTGACCCATCGATCAAAACCAAACGTTGTCTCCCCCAGAATTCCTTTCAACTCAAGGTAGTGATAACGTTCTATGAATGTGTCCAAACGAGAAAGCTCGATATATGATCTATTCCTCGACATCAGAGTCCGGAAGAGGAAGATCACCCGCATAAGATCGCATTGCATCAAGAGCTTCTTTGTAAAGCTCTTCCACACGTTGTTGAGATTCAAGAGCTTCGATTTTAACGCGAGTCAATTCGTTCTCATGCTCGAGTCTTTGTTGTTCGAGACGTTCTCGAGTCGAACCCAACTTCAAGAAGTGAGTGATGACTTGAGATGAAGCAGTTCCACTTCGGATTTGCTTTTCGGCAAGGTCAATAGCATCAGAAACTAGTTGATTCTCACGACCCTCAGGAGTTGTCGCGGGTTTGCGGCGAGTTTCTTTGGCTTCTGAGCTTCTTCGCCTGGCTGGCACGCGACCTCCTCTCACTTTGTCAAAACTTCGAGCTCCTTTTGGCTTAGTTTAAACCGCGAAAAAACAAGAAACATTGAGGGAAAATGACCCCCGGGGCTTTTTTTGAG